AAGTAGGAGTTAACATGCCTAAGAAGAAAGACCCAAGACTAGCTAGAGCAGGTGTCTCTGGTTATAACAAACCTAAGCGTACACCTAACCATGCTAAGAAGTCACATGTTGTTGTGGCTAAAGAAGGTGATAAGGTTAAGACTATTCGCTATGGTCAACAAGGTGTTAAAGGTGCAGGTAAGAATCCTAAGACTGCATCAGAGAAAGCAAGACGTAAATCATTCAAAGCCAGACACGCTAAGAATATATCTAAGGGTAAGATGTCAGCGGCTTATTGGGCTAATAAATCTAAATGGTAGGAGAAGACTATGCCACAAGGTAAAGGTACATACGGAAGCAAAGTAGGAAGACCACCTAAAAAGAAAAAGAAGAAGATGAAGAAAGGTAAGTAGTCATGCCAACCAAGAAGAAGTCTACAGTTAACAAGGCAGGTAACTACACCAAGCCAACTATGCGTAAGAACTTGTTTAACAAGATTAAGTCTGGTACTAAAGGCGGTAAAGCAGGTCAATGGTCTGCACGTAAAGCACAGATGCTTGCTAAACAGTATAAGGCTAAAGGTGGAGGATATCGGTAATGCCTCTCAAGAAAACACAAAAGAGTTTAAAGAAGTGGACAAAGGAGAAGTGGGGTACTAAGTCAGGTAAGAATAGTACTCAGGGAAAGAAAGCTACAGGTGAGCGTTACCTTCCTAAGAAAGCTAGAGCCGCTTTATCAAAGAAAGAATATGCCGCTACCTCTCGAAAGAAGAAAGCAGATACTAAGAAGGGTAAGCAACACAGCAAACAACCACGAAAGATAGCTAAGAAAACAGCTAGGTATAGAAAATAACTAAGAGGCTAACATGGGACTTGAAACTGTAAACGAGAATGGTAATGCTCGATTAAACCAACTAGACACCGCTAACCCTACTGGCACTGATAATAAGAATCAGGGCGATGACCACATTAGAAATATTAAGAAAGTTATTAAAGATCAGTTTAGTGGCATCTCTGGCGATAGTGGCTCAGGTGCTGTCACTGCAACTGCGGCTGAGTTAAACAAGCTAGATGGCTGTACTGCTAGTACTTCTAACCTTAACGCTCTTGCAGGAATTAATAACATCTTTCATGTTGTATACCCTGTAGGTTGTATTTATGAATCAACAGTAGGTACAGATCCTAATACGTTATTTGCAGGGACTACTTGGAGTGTCTTTGGTCAGGGTAAGATGTTAGTAGGTTTAGACTCTGGCGATGGTGATTTCAACAGTACTAATAAAGTTGGCGGTTCTAAAACTGTTACGCTAACAACGGATAACATGCCACAACATAACCACTCGTTTAGCGGTTCAAGTGAAAGTGCAGGGAATCATAATCATACCGTTGCGGGTACTACCGCAGCTCACGGCGGTCATGATCATGACTATACGGTTAGAACAGGACGTAGTTATAGTAGTTCTACAGGTAATGCTAACGGTGGAGTTGTTCAGGGCAGTGATGGTACGGAGAGAGACAGTTCTACTCAATCTACTGAAAGTGCAGGAAGCCATGATCATACTTGGAGTGGTACTACTTCAGATCATACAGGCCACAGCCACAATATAAGCGGGACTATTGGCGATAAAGGTAGTGGTACTGCTCATAATAATATGCCTCCTTACACTGTTGTTTATCGTTGGAAAAGAGTTAGCTAAATATGGCTTATAAGAAGATAGAAATAAAAAGACCTCGTGGGATTAACCTTGATCTGTCTCCGTATGCTATGCCTAATGAGATGTGGAGTGAGGGTTCTAACGTAACATTTAGACAAGCTAGAACTAATGTAGCTCAAGGTTACTCTGAAGTTTACAACACTCAATATGACTCAGGAAGTAATCCAATAGCTAATACAACTGTTGTTGGTCATCCAATGATTGCAGTACCGTGGACAGACTTTAACTCTAACTATTGGTTCTATGCTAACGCTACTGATATCTACCGTATAGGTGCTGATGGTAGTCATACTAATGTTACTAGAACATCTGGAGACTATACTGGAGACTATGATGATGGTTGGACAGCAACACTGTTTAACGGTGCTTTACTGTTTAATAACGGAGATGATGTTCCTCAATTCTATAATGAAACTACAAGTAAGTTTGAAGCTTTAACTGGTTGGTTGGCTAACGAGCGTTGTGGTGTTATACGTCCGTTTAAGAACTTTCTTATTGCATTAGGTTTATTTGATACAAACAACAGTAATAACTATACTTCAAAGGTATTGTGGAGTGACACTGCCCCAGTAGGCGGAGTACCTACTTCGTGGAACACTGGAGACCCTGCGGTACAGGCGGGATACAACATTTTACCAGATACTCAAGGCAGGATTGTAGATGGAAGAGCGTTGAATGATACATTCTTTATTTACAAGAACGATGCTGTATGGGCTATGCAGTTTATTGGAGGTAGTCTTGTATTCTCCTTTAGAAAAGTATTTAGTGATGGTACGGGTATCTTAGCTAGAGATTGTGTCACAGAATACGAAGGTAAGCATTTTGTTGTAGGTGTTGATGACGTTTACATTCATGATGGTACATCTAAGAAGTCTGTAATTACTAATCAAATGCGTAAAGCTTTGTATTCTCAGATTAATCCAAACCATACAGACAAAGTTAAATGTGTTCATGACTCTAAGAACAGAGAAGTAGTAATTCATTATCCTTCTGTTGATAGTCCTACAGGTGAATCAGATAAAGTAGTTATTTATAACTATGAGTCAGATGCATGGACACAGCGTGATGTAGAGAGGATAGCCTTTATTGGTAACGGGCATGTACAAAGAACTTTAGGCGAACCTGAAGGTTGGGATAGCGATCCCTATACTTGGGATAGTGATGGTTCATTCTGGGGCGATGAGTCTTATAATCCCTCTCGTAATGACTTGTTATATGTTAAACATGGAGATGCTAATAACGATTCTGGTTTCTTTATAGGTGAGTCAGGTCTTAGTATTAATGGTGTAACATACAAACCTTTTGTTGAACGTATTGGTTTAGACTTTGAAGATGACAAAGGCTATAAGTATATTAACGCTATATACCCACACTTTGAGGGCGAAGGTACAGTTAACATCTACGTAGGTACTGAAGAAAGACAAGGCGGTGGTATTTCATGGTCACAGCCTCAAGAGTTTGTAATAGGTGAAGACTACAAAGCTACCTTTAGAGAAAGCGGTAGATACATTGGAATTAAGATGGAGTCAAAGACTGATAACATCTGGGCATTAACTGGATACTCTGTTGAGTATAGCTATGAGGGAAGACAATGAGTAAGTATATACCATTACCTCCTCCGCAAGATGTAGAATCTATTCCTTTATATTTGCAAAACGAGTTGCAAAAGATAAGCAATGCAACAGAAGAAAAAGAAGAAGGATCAGGTTGCTTGGGAGAAGCTAGTTTAACTTTAAACTTAGGAAGAACTACTCGTAAGTTGGACAGTTCTAGACCTTACTATAAAATAACTCAGGGAGGATATGGAAGTACCGTAAAACCTCTATGGGCGGTTTCGGGCAATACTACTGATAGTAGCCTTATAACCTATGATGTTTCTTCTAGTACTATACAAATACTTAAACCATGTACGTATGTAGCAACTCTTGATTATGAGGCTACTCCGTCAGTGAATGTGTATGATGTAAAATCTAACTATGAAGTAGGACTAGATGGAGTATATGAGGCAATTGAGCATTCCAGCCCTGCCGCTCTTTCAGCTAATATAATAAAAGGAGGCACTGTAACAACTCCCAGTAAATCTATTAGGATAAACTTAAGAGACCCTTACAATAATAATACGTATCCTTCAACATTTAGTGTAGGTGTAACTTCAATAACCTTAAACGTAAGGTGCTACAGTGTATAAAGTAAGCTTAGTAAAAGATGTTGCAGAAATAGAAAAGAACCTTAACGTAATTATTGAATACCTTATTAAAGTACTTGACAAGTCTCCTGAGTTTACTTTGAAGTCAGTGCTACAGAATATACAGAAAGGACATAGCCAGTTGTGGTTGGTCTATAGAGATGCAGAAGTACTAGGGGCTATAGTTACACAGAAAGTTACATATCCTGTTAAGGAAAGATTACTTATACATTTATGCGGTGGTAAAGATATTAAAGAGTGGCTTGATCTTTATATGGAAACTGTTGAAGAGTGGGCGAAAGAAAAAGGGCTAGGTGGTGTTGAGATAGTAGGTAGAAAAGGATGGGTTAAGCTTTTACCTGATTATACTACTAGCAGAGTGATGATAATT